CATTGGTAAGTAACGTAATCTATTTACGTACTTTAATTGCAAAATATTATTAGTTACACCGAGAGGTGTCAATTATCTGTTATTTTTGTTTATACATAAGAGCTGGGTGCTTACCTAAGCCTTGGACAAAATACCAATACCCCCACCCAACTCATAAGAGGAGAACCCAATGTCGGAAGACAAGGCACGTACAGAAGAGCTTCAATCAGCTCTTCGCACAAAGATGGCAGACAATAAGACCATCGCAGATTCATTCAAAATCGAGGACGGCACAGTAGTCGTTACTCCTGAGCAAAAGTCAGCGTTCGACAAGAACATGCGCGACATCAAGGAAATCAAGGGCCTTCTCGGAGACCTTGAGACCATGAACCAAGTAGACAACTGGGCATCACAGCCATCAGGCGATTCTGCAGGAGCAGCTTATGCTGCCGCCGCAGCAGACCTCAATAGCTTGTCTTCACGTGAAATCAAGTCAATTGGACAAATGTTCACTGACTCACCAGAGTTCAAGGCACTTAATGGTGGCCGCAATGGAGCAAACATGGTTTCACCATGGCAAATTGCTGCATCGTTGACTTCATACACTTCTGGTTACAACGTAAAGGACGTTTACTCGGGTCTGCCAACAACAGCAGTAACCGATAGCCGTCTTGGTTCATTTGGTTCCGTACAGCGTGACCCAATGGTATTGCCACCAACACGTACAAAGCGTGTTCGTGACTTGTTCCCAGTTCGCAAGACAAACGCTGCTGTTATCGAATACTTCCGTCAGCTTGGTTTCACAACCTTGCAGGCTGGAGCAGGCGTAAACAGTGCATCATCAGTTGCAGAGCGCAACGCCGGCAATACCGCATTCGGTATCAAGCCACAGTCTTCATTCGCCTTCGTTGGTGAGCAGGCTCCAGTGCGCACACTTGCACATTGGGAAGCAGCACACCGCAACGTTCTTGCAGACGAGCCACAGCTTCGAAGCATTATCGACAACGAATTGATGTACGGTCTCCGTCTCCTTGAGGATAACCAAATCCTTAACGGTAACGGTACTGGTGAAAACTTGTTGGGCGTTCGTAACACACCAAACATCCAGACATACAACTGGTCAAGCGGTGCAACTCTGCCAGTGAAGGACACAAAGGCTGACGCGCTTCGCCGTGCGGCAACCCTTTCCTTCCTTGCTTACTACGAGCCAAGCGGCATCGTTCTTCACCCGAACGACTGGGAAGACATCGAACTTACTAAGGACTCACAAGGCCAGTACCTCATCGCAGTTTCGGTTGCAATGGGTGGCGAGCCACGCGTCTGGCGTATGCCAATCGTTGACACTCCTGCAATGACTGAAGGTAAGGCACTTGTTGGAGCCTTCGGTACCGGAGCACAGTTGTACGACCGTGAAGAAGCAAGCATCCGCATCAGCGAACAGCATTCGGACTTCTTCGTCCGTAACGCAATCGTTATCCTTGCAGAGCAAAGACTTGCGCTTGCTGTCAAGCGTCCAGAAGCATTCGTTGAAGTAACCTTCGACAACGCACCAGCCTAATAAGCACTAAGCGGAACCCCGCCTGTACCTTCGAACGGTACGGGCGGGGTTTTTGCCTTTTATAACCCAAAAACTATGAGAAGATATCTTATATGACTAATCCATTTGATGACATCGAAAAAACGTTTGAAGAACTTCAGGGCTTATCTGACCAAATAGAGGTAGAACTAGCCCTTGAGCAAATAGCTAACCAGTCCATGATTGAGCTGAAGCATATTGAAATGCACCCAATATTCGATGAATATTACGGTTCTTTTGTTTTCCAAGAAGTACTAGTCAAAGGTTCAAAAAAACCAGTACTTAAAGACCCAAAGGGTGGCCTGACTGCTGCCGGACGAGCTTACTTCAAAAGAAAAGAAGGAGCTAGCTTGAAGCCAGGAGTAAAGGGGGCTGCCGATACTCCTGAAAAGATGAGAAGAAAAGGTTCTTTCTTGACTCGTTTCTTCACAAACCCATCAGGCCCTATGAAAGACGAAAAGGGCAGAGCAACTAGATTGGCTCTATCGGCTGCAGCCTGGGGCGAACCAGTACCTCAAAATATCGAAGACGCCAAAAAGCTTGCAGCAAAAGGAAGAAGAATGCTGGAAAGATACCAGAATTCTAAATCTAAGAAATCACATTTTTCTTACGACTACTTTAATAAGTTTTCGCCAGATAGTTATAACGAATTTATTAATTCAGAAGAACTTAAAGGACTTATCCCTCCTGATGGAATGTTGTTCTTAAATGAATCCATGTCCGAAGAGCAGCAAGCGATACGCGCATCTCTTCGGAGAAGTGTCTCCGAACTAGCGCCTTCGTCCAAAACCGCATCACAGTCTTATATTTCAGAAGATTCAGAAGAACTAAAAAGAATGTCTAAGGCAGCAAAAATGATGAAACAGCGTCGTAAGGCTAAGCAAAAAAATGGCTGAGCAATACTGGTACACAGCAAAAGTACTCAAGGTAATAGACGGAGACACTCTCGACGTCATGATAGACCTAGGGTTCAGTATTCACCACAAAGCCAGAGTGAGGCTCTATGGAGTAAACACTCCAGAATCCCGTACAAAGGATTTGGCTGAAAAGGAAATGGGTCTAAAGGCAAAGAGTTTTACTTCAGACTGGACAACACGGCACTCTATTGTCTTTTTAAAGACAATCGCCGGCAAGGATGACAAGTACGGAAGAGTCTTGGCTCAAATATATTCCGACAAGGACGTCAAGTCCGAATTAACTGCATGCCTTAATCAGGACATAGTTTCATCGGGCTACGCTCGTGAGTACTACGGCCAAGGGGATAAAACTTGGGAAGAATTTAAAAAATGAACGACAATACATGGGGTTCCTATAAAGGACCCATAAAAGGCCTTCGCATAGAAGTGAAAGCAGACGAATCCGCTAAATGCCCTACGGCAACAAAAGACGTTTCGGTAAACCTGCTTAATCGCAAAAAGGCAATCGCTGTTGCTGACTACGGCCCGCTTAATCCAGAAGAGAAAAACGAAGAGTTCTGGTCCAAGCTTGCCGACGAGTGGGAAGTAAGCACCGAAGAGGCTAAGAAACAGAAATGCGGCAATTGCGCAGTTTTTATTGTCACCCCACAAATGAAGTCATGCATACAAGGCGGACTTGTCGGAGACGATAGAAAAGACGAATGGGAAGCAATAGACGAAGCTGGTGAACTAGGATACTGTGAAGCATTCGACTTTAAGTGCGCTTCTAAGAGAACTTGTCGCGCCTGGGTCACCGGAGGACCAATACGTGAAGAAAAAGATAAATAACGTCATTAACTGGCTAGCGGCAATTGTTTCAGCCGTTGTTGTGGCAAGAACAGCTATAAAGATGAAAAAAGCAGTGAGTCACCCCAACCCTGAAATGTGGGAATGAATTTCGTGCTCGTCGCAAGACGTATAACGCATTCCTGATGTCTCCACCTTGCGTGGATATCCTGGTTCACCGCATTTCTCACATACGCTGAAAGAATCCTGCTCGATAGTAAGAATCAGTGAATTGACTTTACTATATTCTTCCATGTTTGAAAGATTGAAGTAAAAACGTAGTCCACCAAACTTTTCTTTTATTTGCACAATCGTGTAATTCGGGTCCTGCGTAAATAAAACAGTATCGCATTTCCTTATTAATTCCGCCCAGCCATAACCACAGTCAATGGTTGCCGGTATGCCGTCAGCAAAACGGTCAAGGATGTTTTGGAAATCCGGGTCTGAACCTATGTTGATATTCATGGCTAAATCCTATACTCGTTGCGCGTCGGGCAGGGCTTAGGCTTTGTAAGATTTGGTGCCCCATGAGAGAATCGAACTCCCGTAAAATGCTTAGAAGGCATTGACTTTATCCACTAAGTTAATGGGGCCCGATATGAGTGCTTTGCCCAGTTAAATTGTTGTGCCGTTCTAATTTTATGACAATTTGCACATACAATATCGCATTTTTTAATTTCTTCGTATGCCGCTTTGTCTCTTCCAGTATTTACCAAGTGAGACACATTGTACTCTTTTTCCCCACGATGGTCAAATTCTAAAACACGGATATCACTATTTCCGCAGTCCATACATGATTTATCTGCTAACCATTCAATGAATTCTTTTTGAATCCTTAATTTTCTATCGTACGCTTTGTCGATATAGTATTTTTTATTTTCTTCATAATGCGTCTTAAAATAAACCTTCCTACACTCCCTACAGGAGCTTTGTAACCCATCTTTTTTTCCTACATTTTTAGCAAAACAATTTTTAGGTTTTACGGTTTTGCACGATGGGCATTCTTTGGTCATATTTAAATTGTACACATTTGGGATTCTGACCATTGTTACTTTTAGAAGTCTGTTGCCTTATCCCTTGGGCCACCGACGCTAGAGGGTTGGTTTGTTCTTGCGAGAATGATACAGGTTTCTCTTTTGTTCGTTCAGTTTGTCCCGGTTCACGCGGTTGTACTCCTTCATGGACTCAATGTTTTTCCCTTTCCTTTTTAAGTCATTGATTCGTTTGCATTCCCTGCAGACCCTATATTCTTCACCAATTTGCCTGCCCTGTTTCTTTACATATACAAGAGGTTCGAACTCCTCAAAAGAATGACCCTTTTTACAGTGAGTCTGTTTTTTCGTCTGAGGGGGATTTCTTCCTTTTTTGAACATGTCCTTCATGTTTCCTGAATTTGTATCTAGAAAAAGATGTTCGGGGTTAACGCACGGCGGGTTGTCGCAATGGTGGCAGACAAGTAGGCCCTTTGGTACTTCACCTATATGAAAAAGGTAGCTTGAAACATGAGCCCCAATCGCCGGCCTGTCTTGGTAGTACTTGAACGAACCATACCCCTTACTCGTTGGTGCGCCAGTCCAAATCCAGCAATCTGGAAATTTATCGTTACCAGACTTATCGACCTTCTGAAAAAATCTTTCAATGAGAGGCATATTCTTAGCCATTTTTTTTCTTTTCGTTTCTAATTCGCATACACTCCGCGCACGTCCGATACTTTCGCCCACTTTTTTTCACGAACCACTTCTCCCCATAAACACTAAAGTCATGACCTTTTCTACAGTGGTTTAGTTTTTTAGGCTCTATTCCCTTTTCCTCGCGTCTGCGCGCAAGTCGCTCTTTCTTCCATCTTTTGTGACAAGCCTTACAATCCCGTGTGACAAAACCGGTATGTTTGCTGATTCTGTGGATTGTGTTTTCCTCATCATAGAGATGACCGTGTTTGCAGTGCGTCTTTCTGCTCTCTTTATGATTCCCGTGCGTAACCGAATAGCGCTGATTGTGAGAACGGGTCTCAGCTTCTAAATGGTCCGGACGAACACATGGAGGGTTGTTACATGTATGGCAAACTTCGCGCCCTTCTGGGACTCGCTTGCCATTTGCTTTTTGCCAGCTATAAACATGGGCACCAAGTTTCTTGTTTACCCCATCTTGCTTGATTGCAAAGTGACCATATTTTTTCACAACATAGCCAGTCCATTCCCAACAGTCTGGATAATCTGGATTAGGTCCAGATTTGTCTACCTTCTCCCAGAAACGTTCTTCTTCTGGTATTGGTTTTCTTCCTGCCATGTGTCTACTTTACTGGGCAGGCTCCTGTTGCGCAATCTTCCATGTCAATTTCTCCGTCAAACTTTGACTGAACAAGTGGAATAGTGAAATCAATCTTTGCGACAGTCTTTTCATATTCTTCTTTTGTAATTTCCTCGTATGGAGGAAGAACGAAGTTATGGTCTGTGTGAAGAAGGAATGAAACAGACTTAACGCTGTCGTTGTAATTCTTTGAAAGCCATTGCTTGATTTCTTCAAGTTCTTCTTTTCTGTAATACACAGTTACCGAGACGGCATTGTCTGCCCATTCTGTCTGAAGCTTCTTGACCCACTCCAATTGCTGAACTGCTGTCATTTCGCTGACCAAAATTGACCCCTGCGGTGATTCACAAGGGAACTCAACAACATAACGGGTGTGGTCTTCTCGTCCATCGATGCCAATATCCCAGACGACCTTGTAACCCCTCTTGCGACAGGCTTCTACGAGCGGGTCGTTCGAGCCAAAACGGACCCTACGGGTGTAATAGGCTGCAAAGGCCGGATGTATGCCCGGAGTGACTCCAGGGAGCAGAGAGAGCGTCCCAGAGGGCTGTACGGTGGTAAGACGGATGGACTTCGGAAAGCCTTTTTCTGCTGAGTACTCGGCGTCAAGGTCACGAAGGTAGTCGTATGTCGTGGAGAGCCAAGAAACCTGCTGTTCGGAGGCTTGAAGCACTCCTGTGACGCTTTGTCCAATTCTGGCGTTCTTGCGAACAATCTTGGTTGTCTTTTCAAACGGGTAAGAAAGTCGTGTTATCTGCTTTTGTGTCATATAAAGAAGACGAGAGATAGACATCAACTGTTTTACGGACTCTACGTTCGGCAGGAAGATTGTGGACAAGTTGCACGACTCTCCATCTGCTAGGCCAATTTCAGCGCATGGATTAAAGCCTTCAATTGAGTTGTCAACGTTCTTTTCGCCAAGTCGACCAACGGCTCTTGCAAGCTTTCTGTTAAGGAATCCGTATGGTTCGCCAGAACCGTCGTAACCCTTCCAAATCTCAGCAGGAATCTCGTCCCAACCATCGGCATAGATAGAGTTGTTGCTGTTTGCTCGCCATGCAGGAATGTTTCCACTTCCCCAGTTCTTGGCACGCTGGAAAAGAACGTCGTCAGGGTCACCTGCGGCTATTTGCGCCGACCGACGCGACGAGCCGGAAACAACAACGCGACCAATAATGTTACAAATATCCAAAACATCGATAGACCGAAGCTTCTTTCCTACTCTGTTTTCCAGAACCTTGCAGATATCCTCCACGCCCTCAATAAGAGCGCCAGGACCCGATGCGGTTCCGCCCATCTTGCTCAACTTTGCTCCGTACTCTCGTACAAGAATTGTTGAATAAGTAAAAGACTTACCAGTATCAAAGTATGACTTCAATACGGCATGTAGTAGACGGCTCCAGCCCTCTCGTGAGTCTGGAACAATAATATTTGCATCGTTTGTTCTTTCGTGCGAGATAACAACGCCAGATTTGACCTTTGGAAGGTCGTGAATCTTTGAACGCTCTACTGAAAAACCAACTCCGCCGCCAAGCATCAAGTAATTGAAAAGAAACTCAAAGTCATCTATCTTTTCAATGTTTGTGAAGTAGCAGTTGTTCAAGGATGCTCCGCCAAAAGATTCAACCATTGGGGTTCCAAGCTGCCAAAGCGCCCTACCGCTTACTGAGCACCTCAAGTGATACATGTGGTCAAAAAGTTCTTCGGCTTCTTCTCTAGTGTAAGGAACGCCGATAGCAACTGCTCCATTGACAACTCGCTGAATTGTTTCAGCCCATGTTTCTATGTTTCCATTCTCTTTCAAGCGACCATAGGTGCGCAAAAAAACGATTTCTCCCATTCCGTTAAAGCCCCAAGGGACTTGCTTGTTCGCGTATGAAGCAATAAATTCATCGTCAATGAGGTTCATAATTTCCTGTCAGGTAGGTCACTTAATAACTGTGAGTAAATGAGTGTAGCGCAAAAACGAATAAAGAAAAAGTCGAGAGACGATGAAATTTATTTTATGAAACCGTATTCTTTTGCGGTGGTCAAAGGAATGTTTTTTCCCTTTTTAAAGACAAGAATCTTCGTAATTATGCCGGGTGCAATTTCACGTTCTTCAAAATAATCTTCTTCAATATAAAAAGTTAACGAGTTGTCTAACGAAGATGAAGTGTTGTATCCCCATATTGTCTCCGGAGCGGGAGTATCTCCTACGCAGTCCCCAGTAGGGTGACCACAGACCGGACATGGTTGTCTGTCTGCCCTGTGGATATCTATTCCGGAGGAGTCGTTTCTAAAGAGCGATGATTCGCCAAATCCAGCGCTGTTATAAAATTCAGACATAATATAAGTTTACTTAAATTAATCTCTGCATTATAAAACCTAGGTCGGAAATCTTAGATGTTGCTGTGGTTAGATTGTCTCCAATGACGGAATCGTCTGGGTCCATCTGCAAAACCCTGCGGAGCATGGTCGGGTACTTGGTCTGGCGAGTGTATTCGTCGGCTTTTTCTGGATAAACCAACACCTCTTTCCAGCTCACTTTTCTGCCTACTTCAATCTTGTACGGCGCTGCAACCATTGAAACGGGAGAAACGTGGTCAGTATCTTCATCAATGGACGTGTGGCTAACGGTTATGCATTCGTAAACCGGGAGACTTTGGTCAGCAAAAGCGGTGGCAAGGTCCATGTTCTTGGTCTTATAAGAGTCCAGGGAGCAATATCCTTCTGAAACCATAGTTATCGCAGTTGACCACATGTCCGTCCTGAGGACTTTGCATAACTCTTTACATCTATTAAATCTAGTTTCAGGGTCAAGCTTGCCAGTTTCCCCATTCATTTGGCAAATCGCTATGAGGGTGTTATCTAGCCATGCTAAAAAATGAATCGAGAGCTCTTCTCCTAGTCCATGTTCACTGACTGCTTCATCCTTGGCCATTTGGGCCGAGGTCAATGCCAGTGCCATTTTACTAAAATCATTTACATATTGCTCCACGAAAAAATCTTAGTCAATGACCCCCGGAATCCGGGTAAACAAATAAAGTTGTTTTACCCTGTACGACATACCCGTACGCTATTGTTTTAGCCATGAGCGATAGCAAGAAAAAAACATCATCAAAAAAAGCACCAGTCAAGAAGGCTGTAGCCAAGAAAAAGGCTCCGGCCAAGAAGGCTCCCGCTAAGAAAGCTGCGGCTCCAAAGAAGAAGAGCGTTAAGCCTGCCGTTGAAGCAGCAGCAATTCATGAAGCATTGCACGAATTGGAAACGATTAAAATTAATTTTGTTGATGGAACATCTGAATTCAAAGATTTCATTTCATCCACTACAAACGAGATTAAAGACCTTGTGAAAAAGGAAGCCCCTGCTCGCGTTGGCACCCTGAAGAGAATCTTCTCAAAACTGTTTAAGCGTTAGTCTTTCCGAGAGGAAAGCTTCGCCCAAATGACAACAGAACGACGAAAAGCCCCACGTAGGGCCATTGTTTCTATTGAAAAAATAGGAGCATGGGGACAACTAACGTATCAGCACAAGCTTTCTTGTGGTCATATTGATGTTAGAAAACGCAAAGCTTCATCGAGTGATATTGCGTGCATGTGGTGCTTGCGCGCTAAAGAAAAACAAGTAGAGCTCAAGTCTTTTACCGCACCTTCTCCTTCAAACGTTTTTTACGATGACGATTTAGCAGAACAAGAAACTCGGATAGAAAAAACCAGAGCAGCGATTGCTTCTAGAATAGGTGTTCCAATGGAAGCAGTAGATGTTGCTTCAGAAGATATCAATGGTCAACTTGTGATTCGCAGCGCAGTCGTGTATCTTTCATCACGCGATGTAATCCGTATCGCAGGAGAATAATTTCGCTTCACGGCAAGACAGGGTTTACTAGTGAACAATATTGAACGTATAGACAGTATTCCCGAAGGTGGTAGTTGCACCGGAAAAGACCTCAATATGTGGTTTCCCATGGCGGACAAATCTCAGCCAGGAAAATTCTCAGACAATTATCGCAAAGCAAAAAAAGATGCTGTGCTCGCGAAGAGCATTTGCAAAGATTGTTCCGTTCGTTTAGAGTGTTTGTCTTACGGCTTGTATCACGAATCTTTTGGTATATGGGGTGGAGCGTCAGAACGTGAGAGGCATCAAATGAGAAGAAAACTAAACATCATTATGATTCCTAAAGTCCCCGTCAACCTACTCCTGCCTCGGTGACCATCTAGATGACAAATCCTTCTTTAGAAACTGAAAATTTTCTAGCCTTATTGGACGGTGTTCGCAAGGCTGGCTCTGGATGGATTGCACGCTGCCCATGCAGAAACGATGACGCCAACCCGTCTCTCTCTGTTGGACAAGGAATGGACGGCAGAGTTCTCGTTACCTGTCATCGAGGAATGTCCTGCAACGTAGAAGAGATATGCACTGCCGTTGGTTTAAGTGTTGCTGATTTGATGCCACGAAAAGACGATTCTGACTATCTACAGAACAAAGATTATCGTCCAGTTTCTCCACCAAAAAGCTCAGAACAGCAGAAAAAGCCAGTGGTCGCAAAATCTACACCCTCAACAAAACAAACATTAGTAGCAACCTATGACTACACGGACGAAAACGGAAAGCTGATATTTCAAAAGCTTCGATACGTAGACGAGAATGGTAAGAAAACATTTAGTCAGCGAAAGCCAGACTCCAGGGGTGGCTGGGAGTACAGTCTCGGCGACATTCCTAAGGTTCTCTATAATCTTCCCGCAGTTGTAAACTCAAAGCAGTTCGATGCTCCTGTATGGGTTGTGGAGGGCGAAAAAGATGTAGACACGTTGACTGACGCTGGTTATATTGCTACAACCATGCCTGGTGGTGCTGGGAAATGGCTTGATATTCATACCGAACCACTTGCTGGTTTAGTTGTAGAAATAATCGCCGACAAAGACGAGGTTGGATTAAAACACGCTTTAGATGTTTGTAAAAAACTTAAGGCAGTGGGATGCGACGCTCAAGTGTGGGTATGTCCAGAACACAAGGACATAACAGACCATCTTCAGGCTGGTAGAGCCATTGACGAGCTGATTCCGTATATTCCGGAAGAAGAGGAACCGCAACAAACTTCTGCAGATGGATTTAATGAAGTAGTCGTTTCTGAATCAAAGATTACAGACGAACTTTCTCCTGAAGATTTGGCTCTAACCAAAATTCAAGAAATCTTAGACAGAAGCGACCTGAATAATAAACAAAAAATAGCAAAGAGTGGCCTTATTCTCGCAACGGCTACCGTGTCTTTCACATTAGACACTGGTCGTCTTGTTCACTGGAACGATTTCATCAACGAGTCCGATGGTGACACTTACGATTGGGCTATACCTGGCCTTATTGAAAAAGGAGAAAGAGTTATTGTTGTTGCTGCCGAAGGTGTCGGTAAAACAATGTTGGCTAGACAGGTTGCGCTTCTTTCAGCGGCTGGAATACATCCGTTTTCGTTTCAGCCCATGAAACCAATCACAACACTTACTGTTGACCTTGAAAACCCAGACAGAATCATTAGAAGAACTGGTCGCTCCATAGCGCTTCAAGCCATGTCGCAGGGTCGCGTGTCTCGCCTGAACGCCGAATTGTTAACTCGTCCGTCTGGTATGGATTTACTCAAGGCGAGCGATAGGGCGATTCTTGAAGAAGCGCTTGATACGGTCAAGCCTGAGCTTTTGGTTATAGGTCCTCTTTATAAAGCGTTTCTAGACCCAGGTGGCAGAACTTCTGAGTCAATAGCGTTAGAAGTTGCAAAATACTTGGACACGATTAGAACCATCTATAAATGCGCTCTCTGGATTGAGCATCACGCTCCACTTGGGACAAGCATGACAAGTAGAGACCTGCGTCCGTTTGGTTCAGCGGTCTGGTCTAGGTGGCCAGAGTTCGGTATTTCTCTCCAGCCAGACCCAACGGCATTAGGAGGCTACGTTTATGATGTACGCCATTTCAGAGGTGCTCGTGACGAGCGCCAATGGCCTACTAAAATTAAGAGAGGCGTCAGATTTCCATTTGAGGTCGTCGAGTGGTCTAAGGCTGTTAAATGAGTGACGAAAAATCAAAACCAATTACTACTAAAGAGTTTCTGAACGAGAGAGACATGCGCATTTTCAAAATGCGTCAAGCAGGAACTTCCGTAAATGAAATAGCCAGAAGATTTGGCGTTTCCTCAGCCTCGGTGTCTAGGTCTATTCAGCGCCAACTTGAAAAGATGAACAAGGAAGCCATCCTTGCCTACCCTGAGGTACTGAGAATGGAGCTGGAGCGTTTAGACAACCTACAGCAAGCAATATGGCCCATGACGCAACACAGACGCATAGTCGGTGACGATGGAACAGAAATGCAGATAGAGCCGGACCTGAAGGCGATACAGCAAGTTCTTTCCATAATGGACAGAAGAACGAAATTGCTTGGCATGGAGCAGACAAACGTGAACGTAAACGTTGACGGAACACTGAACCAGACAGTTCGCGCAACTATTGCTGGACAACCAGGCGTAACTATGCCTGCAGTTGGTTTCGACGCCGAATCAGAAGCAAGAAAACTGTTGGAATTGATGGCAATTTCTGGAGTGTTGCCAGAGGAGACTGTTTATGCAATTCTTAGAAAAAACCAAGAAGATGAAGGTTTAATTATCGACGCTGAAGTAGTATCTGACTCAACGGATGAGCCAAACTACAGGGACCCAAGCGATGATGATATCGAACAATGAAAATGAAGAACTTGACAATATTCGCGTAGCTATGGACAAGGTTGCAGAAACCTTGACACCCACCATCTCGCCTTTAATTGACGCTTCAGACGGTCCAGCAGACAAACAGGTCCTTATTCGTACCAACGACTACGAAAGAGGCAGATGGAAAGAAGCTGCCAACATAGAGCAGGTGACCCTTTCTGCGTGGATTAGA